CTCCCAGAAGTGTTGCTAAGTTGCTTTTATCTATTTGAACAATTTCACCATTTGATCGCTTTCCGAAAATAGTTACGATGTCACTTACCACCGGAACTTCATTTAATTTTTTGTCTGCCATAATCGTATTTTTTTAATTATTTATTACTATGTTTCTAATTATTACAATGTTTTTATATAAGCCATCCATGCTTTAGATGTTCCTCCAACCGACTTGTACAGCTTCTTCCTGCCACTTTTTATCTTATACCGGAAAAGGTTGTTTCCATCATAATTCACGGGATAATTCGGATTGCCTTCATTGGCATATGCTTCCATTTCGTATGAGATGGTATAATATGCCGAACTCGCAGGATGGCAGATAGGGTTTCCCTTAACCCACTCGACAAAATACCGCCAGTAGTATTTTACCCATGAGCCGGCAAACTGTGCTTGGCGCAGGTGTATGGTCTCGTGCGTCATACTCTCCTTACCCGCATAGGTCTGCATGTACTTCTCTATATTCTCTTTGTTCTCGATACGGTAAATCATCCGTCCGCACCACATCATGAAACGGTATCCCTTGAAAGGATAATGCTTCATGGCAAGCATCTGAGGATTATCGAAATTACCCGGCTTGCTTGAGAACAGCATCTTGATTAATTGCCATAATTCTTTCATTTTGATTTCTCCTTTTCTTTTGTGTCCAAATAATCGTTTATGGAATCCGCATAAACTCCCGAAAACAACGGTGTACAATCACGTATAATTCGTATTTCCCGTTCATCGTAATCTACTTCTCCCTTGCCAGAGTAAATCTTATGAGCCAGAGAACTGGCGGCTATGCCCGGAACATTTGTGTATATGGCGTTAGCCAATGACTCCGCAATATCCATCTCAACCCTGATATCCTTCTTTATCCCTGTGTAACAAGGAAATTTTGTAAAATCTATTTTCATAATTTATATTTAAATTATCCGCAATAAAACATAACCCAATAATTACCCATACACTTAATGAAGCCGGATGCAAAATCCAAATCAATATAAGACACCTCCTGTCCTCCGGGAGCAGGCAGGATCCGTCCTCCTGTCAATCTTACTCCGCCGCTCATACGTTTGAAGTATATGGTATGTCCCGGAACATCCGGAGGAAGTGTCACTTCTATATTACCCGTATTAATAAACATCACATTGTCATCATTGTTATTCAGGGAAGTGCTGACGGATATGTTCCTCCAGTTCCCCACTATGCCACGAAGAGAAACATAGCTGTCATTGTTCGGATGAAGGAAAATGTTACCTCCCTCCACGAATAGAGGAATGCTCAGAGTCTTGATGTGCATTCCGATCATGGCATTTGGACTCTGTATGTCAATTCCAGCATCATACTTAATCCCTTCAATGGTGGCAAAATGCGTGTTTCCCCCGATTCTTACGTTTGTAAATGTCCTTTCGTTATAAAACTCAATTTGTCCGGCAGACAGATTGAAACCGACATATTTATTTGTTTCATTTTCATAAAGGATTTTTGAGGACAACATCCCCGAAGCGATGGAGAACGGACCGATTACACCACTTGTGGCAGTTATTGTCCCCGTGATATTCGCCTTCGTTGCAACAAGATTTCCTTCCTGATCCACTCGGAACGGAGCACTGCCCGGAACATCACCGCCAGCCCATATCCTTACAGGTGTCTTACCGGCTTCCTTGCTGCTTCCTCCTGTAAGACCGGCTACAATATTATTATTTGCATCCTTTATCAATAACTCATTGCCTTGGACGAAATCAAGACTGGCATTATTGGCTATTATCAGGCTGGTATAGATAGGACCGACATTGCTTAATTCCGTCCAATAGGTGGTATTGGCATAGGTTATGGAAGATGACGATGTATGGGTCTTGATACACTTATAAACATCCCATCCGTCCACCGCACTATTGTTTCTCACCATTACGATATCAATATACCGCGTGCCACTTGTAAGGTCCTCGTCATTCCTGTACGTCACGCCGGACGCCCACTCGGAAGACCGTATAATACATCCCTGTATTCCTTGTACGCCCTGATCTCCCTTGTCTCCCTTATCACCTTTCTCGCCATCATCACCCTTGTCGCCTTTCGCTCCGGTATCGCCCTTTTCGGCCCATACATCATATTCGGCAGTGTTCACCTCACCCGTTAGCACATAACCGCCATCGGCGAACGTAAACCGATTACCGTCGTTGTCAGTCCAACACCACAAGGGAGGATTCGTAGTGGATGCCTTGGCTACATAAGAGCCGCCACCCATCGAAACGACACCCATCTTGGGAACGACCATACCAGTCCTAAACTGACCCATCTGGGTGTAACCGTCACCCTTGTCACCCTTGTTTCCCTTGAATTGCGACCACGTATAGTCGGCAGGATTGCTGCTCTCCGTGGCGGTTTCCTTGTTTACTGCGATGCCTATGTATTTGGTGTTGTTATTCGGCTGCTGGTACATTCCGCTTCCGTCCGCGTTGTCCGAGTAGGCTATCCATGTGTAATAGGTTTTCCCGTCGGCACCGACAGCACCCGGAACGCCCGGTTCGCCCTTGATGTCACTCCACTTGTAATCGGACGGATTGTCACTCTCCACAGCGGTTTCCTTGTTGTATGCCAGTCCAATGTATGCTTTCCCTGTCGGGTCATTGCTGATGCCGTTCCCTTGAGCATCATCCGCATAACGTATCCATGTGTAATAGGTCTTCCCGTCCTTTCCCGGTGCACCGGGAACACCGTCGGTGCCATTGACCCCGTCCGTACCCATCTCTTCCCGGCTCAGCCAACACATCATATTCAGCAGTATTCACTTCACCCGTCAGCACATAACCGCCATCGGCGAAGGTGAACCGGTTACCGGCATTGTCCGTCCAGCACCATAAGGGGGGATTGGTAGTGGATGCCTTGGCTACATAAGAGCCGCCACCCATCGAAACGACACCCATTTTGGGAACAACCATTCTGGTCTTGAACTGCCCCATCTGGGTGTAACCGTCACCCTTGTCACCTTTGCTACCTTTGGATGCGATCTCCTGCCAGTCAGCGTCCGTACCCGGCTCAGAGGACGAACCGTTCTTGTTCAGACACGCCCATGTGCTGCCGTTATACGTCACACTATCGTAGTAATCATAATGCCTGCCTGATTGCCATACACCCTCGTAGCTTAAGTCCATAGCCACTTCACCGTTGGGTTTGAGTCGTTCTATCGTTCCCCTTATGTATACTTTGTCTTGAAATGAAGAATAACCGCCCATCACCTGCCCGTTGACTGTAAGACCACTCAGGTTTCCGTTCTGATAAACGATGTTCACATCCGGATCTATTACCCATGTGTTCACGTTAACCAATCTGCGCAAGTAATATCTGTTCTCATAGGTAATGGCCTGCCTGTCCTTGTCGGTGAAATTTCCGTAGGCAAAGAAGTTCATACCCGGAAGAGGGTGCACGCTTGTTCCTGCCTGAAGAGCGTATTCAAACTTCATGTTTCCGGCCTCATTCTCGATGATGTTTGTTGGAGTAAAATACGAGGTGGCGTACCCGGAATACTCCATGAATCCGTTAGGACCGTATTCATCCTTCGTATGGTTGCTGCCGGCTATGTTGTGAAGTATGCCACGGCAGATATCACTTACATGTAACGTGCCCCACTGCCCCTCAAGCAGTTCCAGCGTGGCCGTGCGGTTTTCCGTGTCAACGGTCTTTATTCTTCCGTATGCGAACGAGTTTGCCTTGTCACCGGATATCACATCGATGCAGTTGAACGTGATCTGCGGTACTATCAACTCTTCACGGAACATCGCCTTGTCGGCTTCGACAACTGTCTTGCCGTTCTTGTCAAACCAGATGGCCGCACCGCTGCCGCCGACAAGACCTGTGACAAATTTGCCGACCCTCAGACCTTTGAGAAAGGTGATGATCTCGCTGGCGATATCCGCTATGTTCTTTCTCAGGAAGGTTCCTATAGCCCTCAGGGAGGAGAAAGCCGTATAGTCGCTCGGACTCTCCATATCGCCGGTCTTCAGCAGGCGGACATTGGCCTGCGCCATCTCCTGCGCCAGCGTGTATTCCAGATTGTTCAGCGTCGAATCCACGGATGACTTCCATGAGGTGCTGACCGCCGACGAGCAGTCAATGGAAGCCTCGGAAAGATTGCCCAGCTTCCTCTCTATCCTTGTGATGCGGGTGTCAAGATACCCGGCCTCGAAATACTGCGCGTCCTCCAGTCTCACCCTTTGCCCGAGCGATAACGGCACACTGTTTTTATCCACATGGATGTAATCCGTGTCGCCGGAATAGATGGATATGTCCTTGCTGTATTCTGTCAGGAAGCTGTCAACCGCCTGCTTGTACTGTTCTTCCGCTATCGGGTAATACTCATCCGGCATGCGGATGTTCGTCAGGATATACGTGTCACCGACGTTCGGTATGATGTTGCCTCCCGGTATCTGGGTATTCTCGTCCGGGTAGGTGTTGATGATCTCGAACTCCTGTGTGTCGTTATGCCAGTTGCACTCGAACTCCCTTCCGGAGAGGTCGCCGCTTTCGAAGGTGATGTGTATCACCTCGCCGCCGATCATGTATTCATCCGGATTGAAGGGCAGATCCTTGTCCTTGACATAATAGACGGTGTATTTCTTCCCGTCCTTATTTGTCTGCTCCTCGGACCTTACCGAGGATACCGTACCCAGGCGGTGCGGGAATATATCCTGAAAGGCCGCTTCCTCGCGATGCTCCTTCAGTCCCAATTGAGTGTTCAGGTCGATATACTTGTCCCGTGACGGCAGTTGTAGATGGGTGTAGCCGTATTTTGACGGGTCAATATTTTTGGTTGAACCTACGGGGATCAGCCGTGTGAACCATTTGATCGAATTGGAATTCTCATTCTGGGTCAGCCCCGTCTTCAATCCCTTCATATAGCCGAGCGTAACCCGTTCGCCGTGTTCGCATTTCCCTATGTTCAGGTATTCCCCGTCCAGCCACCACTCGGTTTCCCAGGCACCGGCTATCTCGCCTGCCGCATCCCAGCAGAACAGGCCGTTGAAGTTGATGGTCTTCCGGTCGCCGGTGACGGCCTGGCCTGCACGCCACGTCACACCGTCGGTGTTGCGGTTCATGTTCGCCACCAGCTTTTCCAGCATTTCCATCGGCGTGCCGTCGTAGGCAAAGACGGACTCCAGGTCATCCTCCCCCTGGTTCAGACGGCAGAACAACAGGTCCTGCATGTCGTGTTCGCGGCCGTAGAAGCTGATATTGTAGGTGTATTTCTGTGTGTCGGTCTTTTTCGGGCGGTATTCCTTCTTTATGGAGAACCGCTTTCCCGATATCTCCACATAGTCGCCGACCGACAGGACGAAGAACTCCCAGGTGGTGAAGTTCACCGTCACCACGAATTCCGCCCCCACTTCCTCGGTCCACCGGGACGATGAATCGGGACTGACCTTCCTTTTCAGGGCTCCCTGCCTGTCGTAGATTTCAAGTTCCATTTATGATGTTTTTAAATCGTTTTTAATCACTGTTTGAAAAAGGTTTCGGCTCGCGCAGCGTGACCGTGAATCCGGCTACCTGCTGGCCGGTATTCCTGATTGTCGTGAACTGGCTGTACCGGGTATATTCCTTCAGGTAGACCTTCATCACCCGGCCTATCTCCGGAACCTCCAGCGTCAGCCATCCCGACTTCAGCAAGGCAAGCACGGCGTTGTAGTTCTCGAACCACCCGGTCCGTGTATCCGCAACCACCGCCATCTTCAGCGTGATGTCCCTCGCCTCGTAACGGGGAAGCAGGGTTTCGGGCAGCTCCTCGCCGTCAAGTTCCCGGTAACTGACGGAGGTATGCTCCTTCATCTTCGGCGGCTTCATCAGCGAGTCGTAATTGGTATGGTCCCCCGCGTTCTCCTCGTACAGGAAACATCCCAGGGACGCCATGTCCGTCCCGTTTATTTTCAGCAGTCCTTCCTCCACTTCCATAGTCCTATGTTTTCAGTTTCACACCGCGCCGGAGCTCCGCGATGTTCTCGTTTATCGTTTCGAGGTGTCTGAGGTACTCCGAATTCCCCGCAATTTTGCCCAGGGATGTCGCCATCCCTTCGAGATGCCTCGTAAGGTTGTTGTCAATGCTGATGACATGGTCAAGGGTCGCGTTGCCGATCCCCTCCAGCCTTCCGGCCGTCTCCTCGGTCATGGAGGTGACGGTTCCGGCCCGGCCGGACTGGGAAGAGGAGGACGATGATGTCCATCCGAAGATATCCTTCAGCGAGTCACGCTCCTCCAGGGCGTCCTTTACGATATCGTTCCATTCCTGCTGGAGGTCCTTGTATTCCCCGGTATCTATACCTCCTTCCTTGTTGTAGTTGGCAAACTTGTCATACCATTCCTGAAGCCTCTTGTCGTAGACTTTCGACAGGCTTGTCTTGAGGATAGCCTTCTGCAGGTACTCGCTGAAGTCCTCCGAGAAATCCTCCGCCCCGCTTTCCATATCAAGCAGTGTGTCATAGAAGGCGTCACGCATGCTGTCAAAAGACATCTGCGTGAGCTGTTCCTTTATCTGGGCCTGTATGTCACCCAGTTTTTCCGAACCTTCAATGATCTTGTCCAGGTAATTTCTGACATCATCATCCAGCTTGGCCCAGAATGTGGGAGCTTCCGACTTCAGTTTCTCCAGCTGCTCCACGGAGAGATCGAACAGCCCGGTCATACGTCCTTCCCCGATCCCGTACCTGTAGAAGTCTTCTCCCAGGGCCGCGCCGGCTGCCGCCCAGTCCTGAGAGGACATCCATTTGCGCTGCCGCACCCCGATAGAATGCGATCCCGTGCTGGCTCCCGAATTCAGACGTTCCTTGCCCAGTATCCGGTAAGAGTCTATGGCGGTCCGCTGTAGGGCCAGTGCTTCCTCTCCGACCTTCTGCGCCTCGGCGCCGTAGCTGGTTTCTATATATTCCTTTTTCTTGTCGATCAGTTCATCCCATATCTCGTTCAGACGGTTGTACTGGTCCACCATCTCGTTATAGCCGGAATAGTCGGCTCCCTTGAAGATGCCTCCAAGCCCCTTGACACCGAACAGACGTCCGATGCTGTCCCACAATCCTCCTGCGGCGTGCATGACGGATTCGAGAATGTTGCCGACAAAACCCTCCAGCCCTTTCTGCCCGATCTGGTCAAGGATAGCCAGTATGGCCGCGATGATGCCGCCGATCTTGCTTCCGGATGCGGACAGCGTGTCCACCAGAGACCCGACCGCGCTTCCGAAGGATGACAGGCTCATGTCCGCCTCGCCCAGCGTGTTCATCGCATCGGCCACGGCGGTGATGTTTCTCACCGCCTTATCCTTCGAGGCTTCCAGGTTGTTCCCGGCATTGCGCTCCCCGGCTTCCGCCTTGTTCCTTTTCTTTCGAGCGGCCTCCGCTTCCGCGCTGTCCGCCCCGTATTGCCGCACGGCCTCGTCATAATCCCGTTGCGCGGCTGTCAATTCATCAACCGCTTCGGAGTATTCCCGTATGGATTCGGTCAGATTGCCGAACAGACCTCCTTTCTCGATGACCTCGCTGTCGATCTTCCCGATGGCTTCCTCGATGACCTGCATCTGTTCCGGAGTGGCGCTTTTTTTGAATTCCGGGCTGTTGCGGAAGCTGACTATCTGCCGCTTCACCTTCTGCAGCTCCTTTTTCGCCACCTTGTCCAGATTGCCGAAGACGACATCCCAGTTGATGGTGTCCTTCAATTCGTTGAAATCAAGTTCGGACAGCGCCTCGTCACGTTGTCGGGACAGCATCCTTTTGTCATTCCCGTTCAGACTCTCTTTCGAGGATTTAAGGGTATATTCCCGCATGATGGCCAGACGTTTCTGCTGGTATGTGCCGTATTCCTTGTTATAGTCAATCCAGGACTGCAGGTCCTTCTCCTGCCATTCCTTGTCGGCGGTATAGAATTCCTTCGCATATTGCTGGTAGGCGACAAGACGCTGCTGCGAGGCGTTGTCTTTCACGGCCTGCCTTTCCTCGGACGTGGACTTCACACCCCGTTTCTTTTCGGCCTCGTCCATTTTCTTGAGGGTGTCACGCTCCTCCTTGTCGATCTGCGCGAGCGACTCGTCAAGCTCCTGCCTTGCAAGGGCCTGGCGTTTCCTTACACCTTCCCGCATGACCGATATGCGTGCCGCCTCAAGTTTCTGCTGTGCCCTGATACGGGCGTCGGCAAGCTCGTCCTGATAATCCCGGGCCGATTTGCCCGTATCCTTGGTTTCCCTGCCGTCATCTTCCTTTATGCCTGCCGATTTAAGCCTCTCTTTCCATTCCTTTGTCCGCGCAAGGAACAGGTCCATATAGGATTTGGCCGTATCCTCCGCTGCCTTCTGTTCCTCTTCCAGGGCGGAGATATCATTTTCTCTGAGCTGTTCGGCCGTGGGAGCGTCCGCCTGTCGGGTATAAGTAGCTGATCCGGACGCGGAAGAGAAGAAATTGGCCCTAAACCTGTCCCAGAAAGTCGGACCCTTCTTCCGCCTTTCCTCTATCTCGTTCTGTTTTTTCAAGGCCTTCTCCGTCTGCTCCGTGGCCAGTTTGAACGCTGCGGCAGCTTCGGCCCTGAGAATCATCGCCCCGATGAACACGTCCGTATTGTCCACCAGCAGGTTCTCGGCGTCATTCACGTTGCCCACCTCAACACCGAGTTTCCCGAACTCCTTCTTGTTTTCGGTGATGAACTGTTTTTTATCGGACATGTTGTCTCCCAGTTCCTTCCATCTTTCGGACAAGGACCTGACGAGAGTGACCTGTTCCGCCACATCACTGCTGCTGTTCCTGAAGGATTCATTCACCTTTTCCTGGGCTTTCGCCACGGACAGGGCGGCATCCTTCACACCGAACAGGCTCTTCACCCATCCGCCGATCTCCTTCCCGTATACGACGGACAGGGTAATCAGGGCGGCCAGCGCCGTCTGCCACGAGAACAGTGAAGAAAGCACCTGCTTCCACACCGGGGTGGCTTTCTTTCCGGCTTTGGTCAGCGCCTCATACTCCTGGCGGGCTGACGACAGGGCGTCGGTGAACATGGGAATGTTGTTGGAAATGGCGAGGAAGAACATCTGGGGACCCATTGCCAGCGAGGGGAGTTCCCGGGCGATCTGCTGCATGCTCATCCTCACATTATTGAGTTTCGGGGCGGGATCATCTCCCATGAGAGGGGTGGATCCTGTCTTTTTCTTCTGCTCTTCCAGCCCCTGCAGTTCCGCTTTCAGTTGCCTGATGACTCCCTGCAGTGCCTGGATGTCCGCCATCTGGGCGTCGGTATTCGTACCTGCGGCCATGGCATTCCTGTACTGTTTCTGCAGTTCCAGCAGTTCCTGCTCCAGCTGTGCGATGACCTGTTTTGCGTACAGGCCTATCCCGGAAAGGTTGCCCTCCACCGAGCGCATCCCCTTCAGTGTCTTGTCGTCAAGCAGTATCTCCAGTCTTACAGGTTCCATTTTTACCCTCCGAGTTTTGTTTGAAAATATTCAGTGGTGAATTTGTCCGGCCTACGTTTGCGCTCCCTTTCCAGGAGCTCCTCCTTGGTCACATACCGGCTGACATCC